CTTGGTACTCAATCAACATATACATTTCTTGATTCTTAGGAGTTTGTTCTGCTTTCTTTAACAAGTCTTGTGCCATTAGCTTTTCATTAGTTTCAAGTCTATTTAATCTTTCAACGATTCCAAAGTAAGTCCAAACAGCTACAACGATAGCAGATACAATAGCTACAATATTTTTGATTGGTAAAGATACTTGTGTTTGATCGCTTAACTTTAGACTATCCATTTTCTTGATCGTTTGGTTTTGGTCTTGATGCTAAAGTTCGTGCAATAGATTCGCCTGATCTACCAACAACATAACCACCTAATCCAATATTTAAACAAGTCCAAACGTCAGAAGGCAATTCAATTCCAATCTTTTTAGAAAATAAAGCTAAAATAATAGGAGAGATAATGTAGTTAAGAACTAAGATACCAATTAAGATGTACATAAGTAATGGTCTCCAAGAACTTGCAAACCAACCTGCTTTAGCTTCTGCTTCAACTATTCTTGCAGATGCTTTTAATTCTTCAGTACCAGAAGTAAGAAGTTGCATATTCAAATCAGCTTTTAATTTTTCCTGTAAATCTTTATCAGGAATAGCTTTATCAACTGTTTTAAATATTGTGTTTAGTAGTGGTGCGAAAGCACTTAAAGCTGGAAGCATATTAATCTACTGCACAAATGTTAATTTCACCTGCACCACCACCATGATGAATAAAAGCTACTTTGTCTCCTGATTTAAAAGCAAATATCTCAACATGGTCAGGTGGAAGCATTAAATCTTCTTCTGTTGCAGTTGGATTAGCACCAAACCTAATATGACAATGAGTAGTAGTACAAATTCTTATTAAACCAGAACCAGTAGTAATAGCTGATGATTGTGCTGATGTGCTATTAACATCATAAGATTGTGAGTAATAATCTGGGTCTATTGTAGTTACTACGTAATTTGACATATAAAACTCCTTAAATTTGCCTGTTTAAACCCTCAAAATACCCCTAAATTTTAATCTTATAGAAGTTTTTAAGATAATGCTCGTTTTAAAGCCACTATGCCTTAAAATGCGTTTAAATCGGTTTAAATGATATTATCTACTTTTAGTTGAATCTATTAGTAGTTCTATGTAGTGTTTTGCTTTTTCTAAGTCTAAAACTCCACCCTTCTCTTTAAAACGTAATACATACTTTATAACGTTTCCTTCTACAAATCCAATATTATTTTTAACTATAAACTCAACTGGTTGAATCTTGTATTTTTTATAGTGGCTTCCACCAACTTGTTTTTTAAATGACTTCATAGATTGTTCTTCCATTTCCTTTATATGCTCTTAAATACATCTTACGATTATTACCTTTGTTGTAAGAGATGTGAACCCAACCTGAATTAGTTTCTTCTGGTTTCCAAAATTCTAAAATAACTTGGTCAAATTCTAAATGATTAACAACCCAATCAGCTAGTTCTTTATTTGGAACTCCTAAGACTTCACAATCAACTGCCATACCAAGTGCGTGTTGTGATGTAGCAGAAGAACCTATGGCTTTGCATAATTCAGGAGAACGATAACCAGATGTTATTTTGATGTCGCCAAATTCATTTATGATTGGTTGTATAACTTCGTAGATTAATGTTTGTAAATTGATTAGAATTTGATCTGTTGGAGTATTGTCTATTCCAAGTCTTGTAGCAGTCTCGCTAAAAAGCAGTTCCTTCAAACTTACTTCTCTCATATATAGATATTGTTATCCCAATCTCCGTTACGTTTCAAATACATTGGTGTTAAATGTGGCATACCATTTGTAATTAGTCCACAAGATAAAATAGGTTTTTTTAAATTAAGTCTCATGTAATTCATAGCTAAAGCATCTTTATTAATTAAGCAACCAACAGTCATTCCAAAGTTTAAATGAAAATCGTTTCCATGAAATCTTACTTCGCTAATTGTGTGATAATGACCCTGAACAACTGACAAGGCATATTGAGCAACAGCTTTGGAAACATCAGGAGAGAATTGATGTCCAAATAATATTCTTCCTTTGCCTGTATCTATAAAATGCTTTTCTTTCCAGTTCCAACCATTACCAACTTCTAAGATTTGATTATAAGATTTAATAAAAGACTTTGTCATTCCTTTTGCCATAGCACGTCTTAAAACCATAGAACCATGATTTGATTCTAATAAAGTCATTTGTGGGAATAGTTTATGAAGTCTATGTATTTCTTTTTTACCAAGTTCTAATTCATCTTTAGGAGAAGGAAGATCAGGGTCAATAGTGTGAGATACGTTGATAGAATGGAAATCCATTTCATCACCAATGTTTACAACTGTATCTGGTTTATATTTAGCTTTTAATTTAGTAAGGAATCCATGCCAGTCTTTATGAGCAAATGGAAAATGAAGATCACTGATAACAAGTATGCGTTTATTTTTCATATACCTATTCTGTTAGTTGTATTTGCCGTTTTAAGCAATACTTACTTAGCAAGAAATATTGTTATCAAAGCCAATGATAAAGCACCAAGTCCACATAATATAGACCAGAATAGAGTTTCTAGCTTCTTTTCTAGCTTATATACTGAGCAACCAAGTAATTTAACTTCTCTCTTAATTCCTGTGATATGTCCCTTTAGAGATATTAGTTCTTCGTTCTGTGTTCTTGCCATTGTCTTTTTCGCATTTGCAAGACTTTAGCAAGACACACCCACCAATCCAAAGTCTGAAAATGCAGTTAATATTTTGCAATCTGTTTATCAGACAATTAAGTTTTAATAAAGTTATTTGTTAAAAGTTTTTTGTATATCCGAATACCAGTCTTTGTAAAACTTTTGAACATCTTTTAAGTATGTTTCATAGTTTTGTTTTAGTTCTTCGTATGTCGGTAGTTTAAATGTAAACATTTTATTCTCCATTAGTTTAAGAGTATATAATGGTGCAACGCACAAAAATCAAGATAGCTTATTACTTTTAGCCAAATTTTGTTTAGCAGATAAATATTGTAAGTTCCATTCAACATGTAATCCACATACTAATTTGTTTTTTAAAGGTATTATATGATCTACATGATAGCCAACTGGACAATTTTTATAAATTTCTTTTATTTTATTAAGATTTGCAAACTTAGGAGTAGCTAATAATTTACTAGCACGTCTTTTTGCATTTAAAGCATGTTTTATGTGTGGGTTTTTTAAATAAGATAATCTTTTTGTTTCTTTTACTTTGTCTTTGTTATTTAAACGATATGATTTACTAACTTGCTTTCGTTTTTCTTTGTCATTTAAATAATATTCTTTTATCTTGTGGCGATTATTTAAGTAGTAGTTTTTGAAATATTCTTTTTGATATTGTTTTCTTTTATCTCTATTTTTTAAATCGTATTTTTTTTGATATTCTAATCTTTTCTTTTTATTGTTTAAATAATACAATCTATTAGACTCTTTAATTTTATCTCTATTTGTTTGAGTCATAAATTTTAATATGCTAACTTATTAGCAAATAGATGACAATACTACTTGATGTTTAAATGTTCTTTTACAGATTCAATAATGTATTTGGCAATTTCAAACTTCCATTCCAAATATAATCCTAAGATAGTTCCTAGAATAAACCAAATCATTACGGCTTCTCAGGGAATACAACAGCTTTAACTTTAGCTTCTGTATTTAAACCTTCTGTAATATCTCTTAAATCTTGTCTGTATTCTAACCAAGCAGTTTTTTCAGTTTCAGATAATGGAGAGTCAGATAATACAGTCCAGTCAGAAGAAGCTATTAAAGCATTTCTTCTTTGTCTTAGTCCAGCTATTGCTCTATCAAAAGCACCATTAGCCCAAGCTGTTGCTTCAGCTTGTCTTTGTGCTATTTCTTGTGCTGTAAGTTCTATTTGAACTCCATCTACTAATTTATGTTCTGCCATATTATCTCCTATTTATTATTGTTAATTGAATTAGTCAAGTTATACGATTCCGTACATTAAAATAGTACCATCCATATTTCCTGAACTCATCTTAAATTGTACTGCATTTACTGCAGAAGTTGTGTTTCCGTAACCAGCAATAAAGTCGTTCATTGAGTAATTATGATAACTATAATTATTAAAGGTTGAGATAAAATGTTTAACATAAGTTGTAGAAGAAGGATTAAATAATGTTAATGAACCTGATAATGATTCATCAGCACCATTACCTGTTTCAAAACTTAATCCTTGAAATGCAGTAGATTGTGCTAAATCTTCAGCAGTTCTATAACCTAATTCAGTAGCTGTATCTGATTCATCATGGTATGCTCTAAAAAAAGTTGTAGTTTTAGTTACATTGTAGTTAGAACCTGAATCTGTACTAAGGTTAAATTGAAAATAAACAGCATCAGTTCTTGGGTGAATATCCACAAACCAAAACTGATATTCTTTATAAGTAGAATCAATACCAGTAGTAAAAGAAATAGAAGCTGAGTTACTTGCTGTTTGAGTGCTTATTAATTTCATACCACCAGTAGCAACAGAAGCATTGTAAGCAGTTACATTGGCAATAGAATTGTTATTCAATGAAGCTGGTAATAGAACACCACTTGTAGTTATGTTGTTTGCAAAACTTCTAGTAATACTCCCCATTATTTAACTCCATATAGTTTAATTATACCATGAGCATAGCGAATTTGTTTATTAAGCGACATCATGATTTTTTTACCCCATACAGCTTAATAACACCATCATCTATATTACCAGATGACATCTTAAATTGAATAGCATTTACAGCACTTGTAGTGTTTCCGTAACCTGCTACAAAATCATTTTGATTGAAATTATTATATATATATTCATTTAAATTTGAAATAAAATGTTTAACATAAGTTGTAGAAGATGGGTTGAATATAGTTAGTGTTCCTGAACAGGTTTGATCAGCATCATTACCAACTCCAAAAGCTATATTTTGAAATGCTGTTGATTGTGCTAAATCTTGGGCAGTTGTGTAAAGCAATCCTGCACTATTATCTGCTTCATTAGCATAAGCTGTAAAAGCAGTAGTTGTCTTAGTTACGTTATAATTACTGCCTGAATCTGTACTCATGTTAAAATCAAATGTTGCACCATCAGCAGATGGGTGTAAATTAATAAACTTAAATATATATTCATCATAAGTGCTATCTAAACCAGTCGTAAAAGATATTGTTGCAGATGCACTAGCTGTCTGTGTAGATAATAATGTTAATGTTCCAGCAGGTGC